AAGCTGGGCCGCAGTCAGGACGGCGTCATCTACATCGCGGACGTCCTGCGCGAGCGGATGGGCCCGGACGAAGTGGAGACGGCGATCGGGAACACTGGCAAGGCCGACATGGTCCTCCAGTCGATCCCGCAGGACCCCGGGCAGGCAGGCAAGGCGCAGGTCATGCACCTGAGCCGCAAGCTCTACGGCGTTCCGGCCACCTTCTCGCTTGAGAGCGGGGACAAGGCCACACGCGCGGCAGGCTTCGCGGCCCAGGTCAACGCCGGCAACGTGAAGCTGCTCCGGGCGCCCTGGAACGAGGCGCTGCTCAACGAATTCAAGATGTTCCCCAACGGCCACTACGACGATCAGGTGGATGCGTGTTCGCGCGCCTTCAACTCCCTGGACGACTCACTGGCCCTCTTCATGGCACAGGCTCAATGACTACACCGACCTTCCGCCAGGACGGCTACATGGATGCCGTGCTTGGCTCAGGCGGCATCGCGGCCCTCACCAGCGCGATCGGCCAGAGCGACGCGGCCATGTATGCCGAGGGCGGCCTGCCCGCGCGGGTGGTCGACCTGCCGGCGGACAACGCCGTCAAGGGTGGGGTCACCATCACCGGCGACACCGACGGCGTCATCCTCGCGGAGATCGAGCGCCTCAAGGTGCTGCCGCTGCTGGCGGACGCAGCACGTTGGGCCCGACTGCGTGGGGGTGGGTGCCTGCTGCTGATCGTGGCCGACGGCGGTCTCCTGCGCGATCCGATGAATGTCGATCGCCTGGACAGCATTCACGAGCTGCGCGTCTACGACATCGATGACCTTTCGGTCGACCGTTCGTACAACAACCCGAACGAGATCACCTACGGCCAACCGGAGCTGTATCGCCTCTCGGTACGTGGCGCAGGTACGCAGGTGCTGGTGCACGAGTCCCGCTTGGTGGAGGTGCCGGGCGACCCGATGCCGGCGTCCATGAAGCAGGACAGCATTCCGTGGCGCGGCCGTGCCGCCGCCGCGCGCGCGTTCCGGCGGATCCGCGACTACATCGATAGCGTCGGCTTGGCGCGCGAGATCCTGCGGCGCAAGCAGCAGGCCGTGCACAAGATGAAGGGGATGGCCCAAGCCATCCAAGCTCAGCAGGAGGAAATGATCCAGAAGCGCCTGACGATGGTCGATCAGGCGCGCGGTGTTCGAAACAGCGTCGCCGTTGATGCCGATGACGACTACGACATCCGGGATACCAGCGTCGGCGGGGTCAACCAGATCCTGCAGGAGATGCAGATCGCGCTGTCGGCCGAGTCCGGCATCCCCGTGACGCTGCTGTTCGGGCGCTCGCCCGGCGGCCAGAACGCCACCGGTGACGCCGACTTCGAGGGCTATTACAACCTGGTCGAGCAGCTGCGCAGCCTGCGCATGCAGCCTGCTCTGGAGCGGATCATCTCCTTGATTTGCGCTCAGAACACGATGGCCGGCAAGGCGCCGAACAACTGGACTGTGGTGTGGTCGCCCCTAAAGCAGCTCACGCAGAAGGAACTGGCCGATATCGGCAAGACCAAGGCCGAGACCCTCAAGATCGAAGCGGATGCGGTGGCCGCCATCACCGGAACGAGTGCGCTGACCGAAGACGAGGCAAGGGACTACATCCAGCAGCGCGGCCTTTTCGGCCTCGCTCCCGATGACACCACGCCGGGCACGGCGAAGACCTATGCAGCGCAGACATGAAGAAGAAACCCGGCAAGGCGCGGCGCTGGCTGTACCCGGCCGGCGTCGAGCGCGACTACACCCGCCGCCTAGTGGCGATCGCCGATGAGGCCGTGCAGGCCGTCGAGCCTGCAGTGCTTCGCGCGCTGGGCTACCGGGCCGATATCGCTGACCCTTCCATCGACACTGGCTGGTATCAGGGCCTGATCCAAGCCCTGCAGGCCGGCACCAACCTCTCGCCACTGCAGGACCAGGTGCTCGGGCCGCTGATCAGCGAGTTCGCCCGGCGCACGACCAGCTTCAACAAGCAGCAGTTCCACGGCGTCCTGCGTTCTGCCTACGGCGTGAACGTGCTGACCGCCGATCCCGAGCTGCGGGACATGCTGAGCGTCTGGGAGTCCGAGAATCTGGAGCTGATCAAGTCACTGCCGACGAAGTACGTCGACCAGCTGCGCGGCCAGGTGACTGCGGCGGTGCAGTCCGGCAAGAGCCTGCGCGACGTGGTCGCGCTGGTGAAGAAAGCCGGCGAGGTCACGAAAGGCCGTGCCGAGCTGATCGCGCGGGACCAGATCGGCAAGTTGAACGGGGACATCACCCAGGCTCGGCAGCAGGGCATCGGCGTCGAGGAATACCGCTGGCGCGGCACGCTGGATGGCCGCGAGCGTGCCGAACACGTTGCCCGCGAGGGCAAGACCTACCGATGGGACAAGCCGCCGGAAGACGGGCACCCCGGGCAGCCGATCCGGTGCCGGTGCAGCGCCGAGGCTGTCCTGCCTGATCTGGACGACCTGAACGCCCTGATCGTTCACTGAGGAATCAACCATGCCAACCGTTCAGCGGTTCGACCGCATGCCGCTGCGTGCTACTCGCACGGCCGAGGGCTTCGTGCAGGACACGGCCGTGCTCACGCGAACCGGAATCTTCGAATACCGCCAGCCCAACGGCTCCATCCGCCGGGAATATCGCCCGCCGGAGGAGGTGTTCCACGCCGACTCCCTGGCCAGCTACAAGGGCAAGCCGATCACCATCGGCCATCCCGGGCTGGTGACGTCGAAGAACGCCAAGCTCCACACCTGTGGCGCATGTCTCGGCGAGGGCAGGGCGGACGGCAACGACGTGCTCGGCGATCTGATGATCTACGACACCTCAGCGATCGATGCCGGCGCCAAGGAGCTGAGCAACGGATACACGCTCGACCTGGACGAAACCCCGGGCGAGATCAACGGCGAGCGCTACGACGCCGTGCAGCGAAACATCAGGGTGAATCACATCGCCTTGGTCCCCCGTGGCCGTGCGGGCAACGCCCGGCTCAATCTCGATGCGGCAGACGCCGACACAACTGAGGAAGACAACCCCATGCCCACGAACATGGTGCAAGTTCGCTTGGATAGCGGCCTGTCCTACGAGGCGGCGCCCGAAGTCGCCAATGCGTACCAGGCCAGCCAGGACGCCCTGACCGCATCCCGGTCGGATGCCGATAAGGAGCGCGCACGCGCCGACGCCGCCGAGGCCAAGCTGAAGGACGCGGAGAAGGACGCGGAGAAGATCCGCCAGGACGCGGCCACCGCCGCCAAGGCCCGACTCAAGCTCGAAGACATCGCCACCAAGGTCGGCGCCGAATTCAAGCAGGACGCCACCGACACCGAGATCCGCACCGCGGTGATCAAGAAGGTGCGCGGCGACAGCTTCGACCTGACCGGCAAGTCCGAAGGCTACATCGAGGCGGCCTTCGACTACGCCGTCGCCGACAAGGGCCAGCGCCAGGACGCCGTGGCCCACCAGCGCCACGAGATCACCCCGCCGGCCAGCGGCAAGCCGGAAGTCCGCCAGGACGCCCGTTCCGCGCGTGAGCGCATGATCGCCCGCGCGAGCGGCGAAACCACCGAGGACTGAACCGATGTACGAGGATTATCAGAGCCGCGCATTTGCGGGCATGAAGGGTGACGCGGGCGATGACCGTGTCGAATCGTTCCCGGTGGGAGCGGCAGGGCTGGGCCTTGGCCTGGTCACCGGCACCAACGCCAGCAAGGTCCTGGTCCCGGGCGCCGGCACCAAGGTACGCGGCATCAGCCTGCACAGCCACACCATCACCGGTGCAGGCTACGTGCAGTACGACTGTGCCTCGGTCATGACCAAGGGTCATGTCTGGGCGCAGGTCGCTCCGGCCGGCGTGGTCACCGAGGACGGCCCTGTGTCGTTCAACGCCGATGGCCGTGTGGCCAACGCCGGCACCGCGCTGCCCAATGCGGTCTTCCGCAGCGGCATCGTGGCTGTGACCGACGCCGCCGGCGTGTCGACCAACGTTGCGCTGGTCGAGCTGCACAACCCCTTCGCCGCCGCTCCGGCCGCCCCGTAACAGGGTCGGTCCAGCAACCCCTCTCTCTCAGCCGCCTCCGGGCGGCTTCCTTTTTTAGGAAACCCCAATGCCCGCCACTCATCTGCACTACGACGAGGCCGATGTCGTTGCCGTGGGACAGTTCCAGCAGAATTCCGGAGCCGATCTGATCCGGCAGGACGCTGGGATTTTCACCGCCCGCCAGCTCGACTACGTCCGCACCCGTACCTACGACCGCCAGCTGCCCCCGATGAAGGGCCTGACGCTCGTCCCGCCGTCCAGCGACGTCCCGGAATGGGCCGAAACCATCACCTACTCGGTGTATGACTCGGTCGGTATCGCCAAGGTCATCGCGAACTATGCCGATGACCTGCCGCGCGCCGACGTGAGCCGCATCGAGAAGACCATCCGGGTCAAGACCATCGGCGACAGCTACGGCTACAACGTCAACGAGCTGATCGCCTCCAACGCAACCGGTGCCAATCTGCCCACCCGCAAGGCCAACGCCGCGCGCCTGGCGATCGAGATCAAGCTCAACCTGATCGGAATGGTCGGCGATGCCGATTACGGCCTGTTCGGCCTGACCAACCACCCGAACATCGGCACCACCACCATCACCGGTGGCTGGACCATGGCGACCGACGCCGACGTGATGCTGGCCGACCTGGACCTCATCTACAACGCGGTCCGCGTGCAGTCCAAGGGCGTGCACACGGTCAACAAGATCGCCATGGCCACCGAGCCGCTGTCGATCATCAGCTCCAAGCGCCTGCCGGATTCGAATGGCCTGACCGTCGCCGAGTTCTTCCGCCGCAAGCACCCGGGCCTGGTGTTCGAGGAGCTGGCCGAGCTGACCGGCGCAGGCCCGGGCGGGGATGATCTGATCATCGCCGGCGAGTTTGCCCCGGACAACATCACCCACGACGTCCCGATGCAGTTCAACCAGCTGCCGGCCCAGCCGCGCAACCTGGAGCTGGTCGTGCCCTGCATGGCCCGCAGCGCGGGCGTGTCGGTCTTCTATCCCCTGGCATTCACCAAGGCGGTGCTCTGATGGCTACCTACAAGAACAATTCGGTCGGAGCCCATGTGCATGGCGGCAAGGTCATCGCTCCCGGCGGGACCTTCGACGCAAAGCCGACCCCCAACCTCGAAAAGCTGGTCAAGGCCGAGATTCTGCAGCTGGCTTCGGCCGGCTCGGCTGCGGCGGCCAGCGGCGGCGACGGCGAGGACAAGGCAGCATTGGTCGCGCGCGCCAAGGAGCTGGGCGTTCCGAACGTCGGCGGCAACTGGGGCATCGAAAAGCTGAAGGACGCCATCGCCGAGGCCGAGAAGGCCAGCGGCGGCGACGGCAGCAACGGGGCGAGCTGACCCATGGCCGAAGTCATCGAGATCCTGGACTTTCTTGCGCCGGGGCTGACGGCCACGCCGGAAGAGAAGCAGATGGCCCTCTCGTTGGCGGAGGCCTACCGTCCTGCGTGCCTGACCAAGACCAAGGCAGATGAAGCTGTCGCGCTGTACGCAGCGTGGCTGCTCTATGGCCGGGAGCAGGCGAAGGCAGCGAATGAAGCCGGCGAGGTCGTCCCGGTAGGGGTGAAATCCCAGACCGACGGCGACCTCAGCCGCACCTATACCGGGGACGTCTCCGGCGCCGACGGGGTTTCTGACCCCGCCGGCTACTACGGGCGCTGGAAGGCCCTCAATGACATCTGCGCGCGCGTGGGTGCGATCACCGTGAGCCCGGTGCTCGGAGGTTGCTGCGGATGGCCGCGATAACGAAGTCGAGCAGCAAAGGGCTGGATGCCTACGTTCGCCAGGTGAACGCTCTAGACGGACATGGCGTGAAAGTCGGCATCCAGTCTGACGCTGGCGATGAGGAGGGGACCAGCATCCTCGACATCGCCATCTACAACGAGTTTGGGACGGAGACCATCCCGGCACGGCCTTTCATCCGGGACTTCGCACAGAAGAACGAGAAGGTCCTAGGGATGGCGATGGAGCGAGTCGCCGCACGGGTCGAGAAGGGAGGCTCCGTGGACGCTGCGCTTGCCACCTTGGGGGAGTTCGCCCAACAGCACCAGCAAGCGCATGTCCGTGCATCGAAAAGCTGGGCCGAGCCGAACGCGAAGAGCACGGTGCAGGCGAAGAGCCGCGCAAGGAAGGGCGGATCGGTCATCTCCATGCCGCTTCTGCGGGTTCAACCATCTACCGCAGGGATCTCGCTGCAGAGCGACGTTCCGCTGATAGACCATGGCGTGCTGGTCAATGCCATCCGATGGGAGAAGACCTGATGGCGATGCTGGGCGAACGGACACTCCCGCGTATCACCCGAACTGCCGGTGGATACGTCAATGGCCGCTGGGTTGATGGGGAAGAATCGGAGACGACCTTCCGGGCCAGCATCCAGCCGGCCAAAAAGGACGACTACGACCAGCTCCAGGCTCTAGCTGAGGGCCGGCGGGTCGAGTCGGCTATCCGGATCTACACCAGGACCGAACTGGTGGTGGCCGGGGATACTGCGCAGAACGGCGATTTCGTCGTTCATCGTGGCGATCGATACCTCGTCACCGCCGGCAGCGACTGGAACGTGGGCATGCGCGGCGTGGACCACTACCGCTATCTGGCGGTCAGGCAGAAGCCCACGGCGGAGGAGGGCTCATGATCGAAGACGAGATTCTCGCCCTGATCAGCCAGGCCACGCAGATGCAGGTGATCTTCGCGAACCAGAACGGCCCTCGGCCCAAGCTGCCATACATCACGCTTCGAGTCGGCACCGCGCCGCGGCAGGGCCTGCTGGAAGGCGATCTGTCTGAGGGCGGGGTCCAGACGTACGCGGGGCACCGTGACGCGACCGTCGAGCTTCAGTGCTTCGGCAATGGTGGTTTCGACGCCCTCGACGATCTCAGCCAGCGCCTCAAAGGCCCCGGAATGCTTGCTGCTGCGCTCGCGGCCAATCTCGCTGTCTACGCCGCGGATGCCGTCCAGAACGTGCCAGTGCTGCGCGACGGCGGCAAGTATGAGCCCCGCGCAGTGATGGACATCGGCATTCGCTACACCAAGCAGCACGACGAGGACGTCGGGCTGATCAAGACCGTTCGAGGCGACATCACGCTCCAGGACGGTGGCGGCGATCTGGTGGACCAGTTCGAGGCTACAGCAGAGCCCTGAGGCTCAATCGCACCAACACCATTCCGAGCCGCCTCCGGGCGGCCCTTTTCATGCCCAGGAGCAACCTGCAATGGCATCCATCAACCGCATCGCCAACGTCGAGATCTCGCTGGCGACCACCTCGATCAATCAGCAGTCGTTCTCGGACCTGCTGTTCCTCGCGGCCCTGCCGGCGACCGAGGACCGGGTGTTCCTGGTGACTTCCGCCGACGATCTGCTGACCCACGGTGTCGAGATCACCGATCCGCTGTATGCCGCCGTGCAGACGGTGTTCCAGCAGCCGCGTGCAATCAACCAGGTCTACATCGGCCGGCACACGGTCGATGAGGACGGTGACCCGGCCGAGACCATCGTCGAGGCGCTGATTGCGATCAACGCGATCAATAGCGGCTGGTACGGCATCGTGCTGCTCAGCCGTGCGAATGCCGACATCCTGGCTGCGGCAGCCTGGACTGAAGCGAACGAGAAGCTGCTGCTGGCCAGCTCGTCCGATGCCACGATCCTCACCAATGTCACCACCGACATTGGCAGCCTGCTCAAGGCCCAGAACTACAACCGCACCGCGATCTGGTATCACGCCGATGCCGGTACGGAGTGGCTGGAGGTCGCTCTCGCGGCCGATCGTTTCACCTACGACCCCGGTGCCGAGACCTGGGCCAACGTGCGCCTCACCGGCGTGAAGGTGGACGCGCTGACCGAGTCGCAGGCGCAGATCGCCCACAGCAAGAACGTGAACACCTTCGAACAGTTCCGCAATCTGGGTCTGACCCAGCGCGGGACCGTCGCCAGCGGCGAATGGATCGACGTGATCCGATTTCGTGACTGGCTGAAGGACCGCATCCAGACGGGTGTCGTCGATGTGCTGGTCAAGGCGGACGGGAAGATCCCGTACACGAGTGCCGGCATCCAGGTCATCGTGACCGCCCTGCGCGCCGCGCTCGACGCCGGTGTCACCGCCGGCGGCATCGCCCCGGAAGAGACGGACGACCAGGACCGCGTGCTGGCGTCGTACCAGGTCAGCTACCCCGGCCTGGCCGAGATCAGTGACGCGGTGAAGTCGCGGCGCCTGCTGGAGGGCATCAAGTTCTCGGCACGCCTGGCCGGCGCCATCCACACGACCGACATCACCGGCACCCTTTCCTACAGCATCTGAGGACACCGCCCATGGGCGTCAAGACCTACGATTCCTCGCAGGTGATCGTCACCTGCGGTCCCCACATCATCACCGGCTATGCCGAGGACACCTTCATCGCCGTGGAGGAGATGGGCGACGGCATCAGCTCCGTGGTGGGCGCTAACGGCGAGAAAGCTCGCTCGATGTCCCAGAACCGTTCCCTGCAGATCACGCTGACGCTGCTGCAGACGAGCAAGAGCAACGACGCGCTGTCGGCGCTGCATTCGTTCGATCGCGCTTCACACGGGCAGGGTGTGTTTCCCTTCGCCGTCACGGACCTGACCGGCCGGACGGTGATTGCCGACGCCACCTCCTGGGTGGTGAAGAAGCCGAACTCGGAGTTCGGCGCGACCGTCGGCACCCGTGAATGGGTGATCGAGACGTCCAACGACGCCGTCCACCACGTCGGGGGCGCACGCTGATGGCCCGCCAGGAAGTGGTGATCGGCGCCACGACGTTCTACCTCCAGACCTTCGCGCCGCGCGATGCCCTGCGGATTTTCGGCGACCTCCAGAAAGAGCTGCTGCCCAGTCTGGGCGGAGTTCTTGCGGCCGTGGCGAGCCAGGATGACGGCGACCTCAATCCCGAAGCGCTGCTCGCCGGGATCAAGTCGTTCTCGATCTCCCTGGACGGCAAGGCACTCGATGCCTGGTGCGATCGCCTGATCGATACGGAGCGGGTCACCTACGAAAGGAACGGCAAGGACGCTCGAAAGCTCTCCAAGGCAAACATGGATGAAGCCTTCGAGGACTTCGCCGAGATCCTGGAGCTGCTGTTCCACATCATCAAGCTGAACTTCGCCGGCCCTTTGGGGCGCTGGCTCGGCCTCTCTGGTCCGGGCCTGAAAGAGAAGCTGGGCGGTCTGTTGGGCGGTTCCAGCCCGAGCTCGAGCGTGAGTTCCTGATCTTCCGCCCGGTCATGGCCGGGCACGTGACCATGACCGAGGTCAACCAGGGATCGGTTGACCTCATGGACCTCATCAAGATCAATGCCTTGATCGACGCCCGTGAGGCGGCCGAAGCCGCGGCATCGAAGAAAACCGGGAAGTAGCCATGGCACTCCGTGAACTCGTCACCCAGCTGCGATACGAGCTGAAGGACGGCAATCTCAAGAAGTATGTGGACGGCTACCGGAACGCCGAGAAGCAGATCAATACGGTCGCCAAGGCCGCGTCCCAGAAGCTCAACGGCGCGCTGCGGGATTCCACCCGCAACATGGGCGAGATGAATCGCACCGGCGGGCGCCTCACCGGAATGATGCGCGGCCTGGTGCGCGAGACGCGCGAGTTCGCCATTGGGCTGAGGCAGGGCGCCCGTCAGGGTTACGGTGAAGTGCTCCGCCAGATGGACCGGGTGGAAGCTCGGCAGCGTCGTCTGCGGCGTACCGGCGCTGGTGGCGCCGGTGAACGCATGGGGTTGGGCGGCGGGATGATGCAGGGTGCGATACACACCCTGTTGGCGACCCTGAGCGGCAAGGCGATCGCGGATGCCTCTGACGAATGGGCGGGAGCGGATGCCCGGATCGGGTTGCAGACGCCTGACCAGCGGACCCGTTCACGGTCGACGGAATTTCTATTCACGACCGCGCAGGACACCGGCCAGCAGTACTCGTCGCTGGCCGATACCTTCGTCTCCATGTCGCGCGGCCGGGACGGAATGGGCCTGTCCAACGACCAGACCCTGCAGCTTTCCAACACCATCAGCAAGCTGATGGCAATCGGCGGTGGTTCGGGCGCGTCGCAGGACGCCGCGCTGACGCAGTTTGGCCAGGCGATGAACACTGGCGTCCTCCGTGGCGAGGAGCTGAACTCGATTCTCGAACAGGCGCCCCGCTTGGCACAGGCGATCGCCGAAGCCTTGGGCACCAGCGTCGGCAAGCTCAAGGACCTTGGCCAAGAGGGAAAGATCACCTCCAAGGCTATTGCCGACGGCCTCCTGAACCAGACGCGGCAGGTGGACGCCGAGTTTGAGCGGCTGCCGATGACCTTCTCCCGGTCCATGACGCAGATCCGCAATAGCTTCGTCCGGCGAGCGGGAGAGTTGAACCGCAAGTACGGCATTGCCGAGCGCTTCAACAAGGTGGCTCAGTTCGTCATCCAGAATATGGACAAGATCGGCGCCGCCCTGGCTTTGGTCGGGTCCAGCATCGTAGCGGTGAAGGTCTTCCGGGCGCTGGCCCTGGTTATCGGGGCTTTGAAGCGGGGGGGCAGGGTTGCCATTCTCTTCTTCGATCGCCTGGCCAGCGGGCGGGTCGCGCAGGCGTTCGCCAAGCTGGGGACTGGTGGGCTGAGGCTGTTGAAGGTGCTGCGCGCTATTGGCATCGCCATCGGCGCTGCCGGTGCGCTCGGACTCGGTGTCTTCGCCGCGGTCGCCGCGGTCGTCGTCGCTGCCGGATTGCTGATCTACAAGTACTGGGCACCGATCAAGGCTTTCCTTGTCGGCTTCTGGGAGGGTTTCAGCGAATCTGCATCGCAGGCTTTCGACGAACTGGCGGTGGCACTCCGACCGCTTGGCCAGTACCTGGCGGCCATCGTGGGGTGGCTCAAGGAGATGTGGACGTGGTTCCTCAACCTGATCGCTCCAGTGAACGCGACGCAGGAAGAGCTGGACCAGGCGACGGCATCGGGCAAGAAGTTCGGACAGGCGATGGTTGCCAACCTGAGGATGGTGATCGCCGTCATCGGTCTGCTCGTGCGCGGCATCGTCGTTGTGGGCCAGGTCATGGGCGCCGTCACCGGCGTCATTGGAGCGGCCTGGGACGCAATCATCGGTCGCTTCCGCAGCGGCTGGGCGGCTCTCACGGCCGCGATTCCAGGGTGGGCCTTGAATGGCGTCGGGATCATGGGCCAGCTGGCCAATGGTGGCTCCCTGGCGAGCGTTGCCGCATCGAGCATGGTCTCCGCCGGGCGTGGTAGCCAGAGCGTTTCGAACACGACCAGTGCGACCGTCCACGTCACGCCTCCCCCGGGTGGAAATCCTGCTGCGTACGGCGCTGCCGCCCAGCGAGGGACCTCCAAGGCTCTGAGCAGCTTCCAGTATCAGCTTCCGACTGCGGTCGAAATGTTCTAAACCCGGTGCCGCGCTGGTGGTTACCTCCCCGCGCGGCACCCACTACACAAGGCCAGATGGATCCTCATGGCAGACATGACCTTTTTCGACGGCTTCTCGTTCACCTGGGCGAGTGATGGTCCGGTTGCCACGCTCAGCCAGGAGGCAGTCAAGGTCGGGTGGAACTTCATTGGCCAGACGCCGCCGGCGGTGGAGCAGTTCAACGCAGTGCACCATCTGGACGGGCAGCGCCAGCAGTGGCTGTTCGGTCAGCTCAAGGGCGTCACCGACGCGGCGGGCATGACGCTCGTGCCGGACGATACCGGCACGCTGTGGGACGCCCTCTACTCGAAGTTCAACATCGGATTTACCCCTGTGCAGCAGGGCGGCGGCGCCGGACAATCTTCGAACAAGGTGCATATCGGGTGGGGCGGTAGCGCCGGGCTGAAGGCACAGGTAGATGGGACGGACCTCGGTTCCTTCGTATTTGCCAGTCGGCAGTTCACCGCGGGGGCGGGACTCACCGGTGGCGGCACGTTCGGCTCCGATCGCGTCATCAGCATGGGCACGCCCAGCACCATCACGACGAGCTCCTCGAACTCGGCGGGCGGGGCCAGCCATAGCCATGCGCTGGATATCTCGCTCCCAGCTATTCCTGGCACGCTGCCTGTATCCAAGGGCGGCACCGGTGCGAACGACGCCGGCCAGGCGCGCGCGAATCTCGGGATGGGTGCCTTCTTGAAGCTGGCGGAGCTGTCGCTGGCGGAGAATGGATTTGCGCGGCTCGGAACGGACAACGGACAGCAGGGCCTCATCCTTCAATGGGGTCGATATATCCCCAGCTCCGGCATGCCAGAAGGCCCGGGGCCGACCATCAACTTTCCGACTCCTTTCCCCGGCGGGTGTCTGACGGTAGTCACGTCTGAGCGCATCGCGGCGGGCAATGCCGGAATCGATGCTTTCCTCCAAGTTGTTGGCCAGCCCTCGGCCACCCAATTTCAAACCTACATCCAGAAACCAGGTGACGCCTCGGCCAACTGGTCCGGGATGTTCTGGTTCGCAGTCGGGTACTGACCATGTCGCTTACCGCGTTGACGTTCAATTCGGTGTTCGGGACGCGCGCCGTTATCGGCACCCTGCAACTGGATGCGCTTGTGAGCGAGGACACGATCCTCGACAGCTACGCGACCATTTACCCGGTCGAGGACGGCGGGAGCATCACCGACAACGTCTCCAGCGACGCCGAGAAGCTCTCGCTCACGGGGCAAGTTACCTCGGCTGAGATCACGGTCTATGGCGCAGGCGGCTGGCAGAAGCTGATCCAGGCCAAGGACGTGTTCCGGCAGCTCCACGAAGCTCGGACGCCGATCAGCATCTCTACCGGGATGGACAACTACACCGACATGGTGATGGAACGGTGCAGGATTGGGCGCACAAACGAGGGGGATCACTTCACTGTCGAGTGCGACTTCCGGAAGATCTTCAAGGCGCAGCTGCAGACCGATACCGTTCCGGAGGACAAGGCCGCTGTAAGCGCCAAGGGCAAGGCTGGCTCTACCCGCACCAGCGGCGGAAAGGTCAATGCCGAGGACCTTAGCGAGAAGCAACAGCAGGCTGCTACCGACTACGTCAACGCCACGCTGGGCATCGGCCCGCGCGTGCGTCCCCCGGGGGTGATGTGATGTTCAGCATTCCCACGATCGACGCAAACGACCAGCTGCTGGAAGTTGAGCTGGACGGTGAGACCTTCTTCGTTCGCTTGAGCTGGAACAGTGAGGCCGCGTTCTGGGTCATGGAGATCCAGAACTACAACCAGGAGACGCTGGTGGCCGGGGTTATCGTCGTCCCGAACGTGCCGTTGCTTGCGCGCTTCCACTACCTGGACGTGCCGCCAGGAGAGCTGATGGCCTTGCTGCCGGGCGACGACAGCACCATCCCGCGTGATGGCTTTCTCTCTGGGAAGGCGAGCTTGATCTACATGACCGAGGCGGAAGTGTCGGCAATCAAGGGAGGGCCGCGCTGATGGCTCGCTTCCGTCGCACTTTCCGCTTGGTCGTGGGCCCGGCCGGAGGGCAGGGCATCACCATCCAGCCGCCGATGCAGATTCAGTTCGATGTCACCAAGGACTCGAAGGAGGATCCGAACGTTCATTCGATCCGGATCTACAACCTCAAGGAATCGACCCGCGCGGCCTTGGAGAAGCCGGACCTCCGGGCGTACCTGTATGCCGGGTACGAGGAGGAGAGCGGCGGAATCTTGCTCGCTGCGGGGACTGTGGTTGACTCCTTTACACGGTTTGACACACCTGACGTGGTCACCGAGCTGGCCGTGGTGGATGGCTACGGCGAGCTGCGCGACAGCGCGGTCAGCTTGAGTTATGGGGCGGGTGCCAACTCAGCAACCATCATCGAAGCCGTGGCGCTCCAGATGGGGCTCGTCCTGAACATGCCCCGTTCCTTGCAGTCCAGGACCTGGGATCACGGCTTCAGCTTCTACGGCCCCGCGCGCCAGGCGCTGCACAAGGTGTGCCGCGGCTCTGGTGTCGAGTGGTCGGTCCAGAACCAGACCCTGCAGGTCGTTGCCGTTCGCGGGACCACGGAACGCTCCGTGGTCGTGCTGCGCGCAGATTCCGGGCTGATCGGCTCGCCGGATCGCGTCCGCGAATCGGCTCGGGAGATGGACGCAAGCGCCGAGCCGGGCACGGCAAAGAAGAAAAAGAAAAGGGACCGAAGTGTGGCCGCGACGGTCGTGTCCGAGCGGCAGCGCCGCGACGGCTGGCGGGTGCGGTCGCTGCTGCTGCCGTGGATCAACCCCGGCGACCGCGTCCAGATGGACAGCCGGCAGGTTCAGGGCCTGTGGCGCGTCGAGTCGGTGTCCCACAACGGGGACTACCAGGGCGGCGACTGGACGACCGAAATGCACCTTGTGGAGCGTGTGGGATGAGCCAAGCCAGTGATATCCGCAGACTGATCGCCACTGAGCTGGCGGACGTGCATACGTGCCTACCGGGCAAGATCGTCAGCTTCGATGGAAGATCGGCTGTCGTGCAGCCGGCGCTGAGCAAGACTCTTGCATCGGGAGACGACTTGCCGGCGCCGCAGATTGTGAGCGTGCCGGTCTGCTTCCCCCGCGGCATGGGGGGCAGGGCGATCATTTCCGTGCCGCTGGGCGCCGGCGATGACGTCCTCCTGCACTTCTCGGAGCGTGCTCTGGAGAACTGGCTTTCGGGCAAGGACGGCGCACCTGGCGATCCCCGCATGTTCGACCTGTCCGACGCCTTCGCCACGCCGGTCTGCCGGCCCGGGGGCAGTTCGGTCGACACCGTGAATCTGGTGGTCCGTCTGGATCAGGCCAGCATCACGATATCGCCCGATGGAACCGTGGTGATCTCAACGCAGGGTGCCGCCGAAGTGACCGCGCCAGCAGGCCTGACGATCAACGCTGACATCACCGTCAACGGCATGATCGAGGCAACCGGCGACGTGACGGGGGGCGGCATCAGCCTGATGAACCACCTCACCACCAACGTCACGCCGGGCACCGGCATGTCAGGGAAACCGGCGCCATGACCCTGGACCTGAAGCTCAACGCGGGCCACGACCTCGCGGTCGAAAAGGCCAGCGCTGTTCTGGTAGACGGCGCTGCTCGGATCAGGCAGCAGGTCAAGGTGACCCTGCTGACCTGGCTGGGTGAGTACTTCCTCGATACCACGTTCGGCGTGCCTTACCTGGAATCGATCCTGGTGAAGAAGCCCAGTCGGACAGAGATCGAGGCCGTGCTCCGCAGCAGGATCAACGACGTGCCAGGCGTCTCTCGGGTCAACACCATGCAGCTGACGATCGACCGCGGGCGCCGCTCGCTGCAGGTCGTCTTCGAGGCATCGACCCTTGAGGGCCTTATCGCCGACACCATCAATCTCTCGGAGTAGTTCATGGCCGATTTCGGCGTTACACCCGCCGGCTTCATCCGCAAGCGCCTGGCCGACATTCGGCCGGAGATCATCGCCGCGCTGCGGAACAACCTTCAGGTGGCTGGCCTGCCCGGCGACATCGAGACCCGCCCGGATTCAGTGCTCGGCATCCTGATCGACACCTTCGCCGAGCGCGAGGCGGCGGTCTGGGAGCTGGCGGAGGGCGTCTACGGCGCCATGTACCCCAGCACGGCCAGCGGCGTGAACCTGGACAATGCCGTGTCCCTGACCGGCGTTGTCCGCGAAGGGGCGACCAGCTCCCGTGGCTATGTGGTGCTGTTCGGGGAGGGTGGCACGACGGTGCCGGCTGGCTCGCAGCTCCGCAATGTCGAGACTCAGGAGGTATGGCAACTCGGCGACGAGGTGCGCATCACCCGGTCCAACACGGCGCGTGCCACGATCGGGCTGGTCGGCGCGCCGGCGGTGGGCACCTATACGATCTACATCGATGGGGTCCCCTACAGCTACGGGGCGGGTATCAGCGAGAGCACGGCGGAGATCTTGCTGGGCATCGCCGCTGCAATCACGGACACCACGGTCACGGTGGTGGCCACCGGCGCTGAGGTGCAGCTGACCGCGCCGGCGGGAACTGGCTTCCCGTTGGGCATTACGCCGAACCTGCGGGTTTCCGGACTCGGGAGCCCAGCACTGGCGGAATCCCTGAGCCCGTCCACCTTGGGGGCCGAACCTGACACGCTGACGGAGATCCTGACCGAGGTCATCGGTTGGGACGCAGTGACCAATCCCTCGCCGGCTTCCTCGGGCGCGGTCGCGGAGAGCGATTCGTCGCTGCGCAATCGATACGGCACCGGTCTGTATGCGCTGGGCGGCGCCACGCTGCGGGCGATCATCGCGCATGTCCGGACCAAGGCCGCCGGGGTGACCAACGTTGTCGCCTACGAGAACACCGGCGACTACACGGATATGTCGCGCCGACCGCCGCACTCGGTTCATGTCATCGCCGAAGGTGGGCTGGACGTGGAGATCGCCCAGGCGATCTACGATGCGAAGGCCGCCGGCATCGACACGCACGGTGCTTTCGCCGTGCCCGTCACCGGTGCCCTCGGCCTCCAGACCGTTGTGCGGTTTGATCGACCTGTGCCCGTCTACGTCTGGATCAAGGCAGCCATCACGTTGCTTGACCCCGGCGAGCAGGCTTTCCCCGATGCCGGCCTGGTCGACATCGAGGAGGGGCTGGCGGCGTTCGGTGGTCAGCTCGAAATCGGCGACGACGTGGTGTGGCAGTCGTTCTTCCGGGCCGTCTACTCGGTCCCCGGGGTCGCCTACGCCAATCTGACCTTCGCCACGTCCACAGACCCGGCGATCGCGCCGGCGCCTGGCGCCTACCAAGCGGCCAACATCACCATCCAGTCGCAGCAGCGCGCAATGTTTGATGCCAGCCGGGTCGAGGTGAGCAATGGATCTTGACCAGGACCATGGACGCATTGCCTGGTCCAACTGGACCGCGCAGTTCAAAGACTCGCCGCGGCTCCGGTCTGTGGTCATGGCGCTGCTGCAGCCCTTCACGACAGTGCAGGGGGCATTGAAGCAGCTGCGCGACGATCGCTGGCTGGACGCCGCTGTCGGGGCCCAGCTCGACGGCCTCGGGGATCTGCTGGATCGACCGCGGCGCATCACCAACACGCGGGCCATCTGGCATTTCGGGTTTCAGGGGCAGCCGAACATCGGCGGGTTCGGGGAGTTCCCCATGTATCGGGTGGGCGCGGGCCTGTTCACCGGCGGATCCACGCTCGATGACGAGAACTATCGCCGGCTGTTGCGCTGGAAGGTCCTGGTGGACAGCGGCTTCGGTACTGCGGCCCAGATCGAAGGGGCATTGCGTGTGCTGTTCGCCGTGGATCGGATCGCGGTCGAAGACCTCGGGAATGCGCGAATCCGGGTGCACATCGGCCGCAAGGCGACGGACGACGACTACTTCCTCGGGAACGTAGGTCAGTGGGTGCCGTCGGCCGCCGGCGTTGCTCTGGAGTTCCGAACATACGAGCCGGACGAACCGATTGAGTTCGAGCCTGGCAACAACCTGAAGCTGCTGATCGGCAGCGACCGTGTGCCTTTGCTGGGGCACGACGGCTATCAACTCATCGGAAAGGGGTGACATCGTGGCAGAGAAGGAACTAAGTCAGTACCCGCGCATTGCATCGATTAAAGGAGATACGGAATTCGCTGTTCTGGATGCCGGTAAAAATGCGAAGGTGCCTGCAGATTTGCTAACTGCGTTTGCAGAGGACGCGGCCGCTTCTTATCGTCTGCTTGAGGAAGTTAGTGTCAGGGACTTTGGTGCTGTCGGCAATGGAATTGACGATGACTCAAAGGCTTTTCAGGCCGCTCTCAACGCGGCGTCCGCGTTTGGGAAGAAGGTGGTTGTCCCAGCTTGCCCTGCGTACTACGTTGTCGGAAATGTAACGATCCCTGATGGTTCGACGATCTCGGGCGTCGCGGATCGGCCCTACGTTGCCTCGATCGTGAACTCGGTCTCGGGGGTAGGCGGGGCGATCGTACGGCGCGCAGGTGCGCAGGCGCTTTTCCTGTTTGGAAACAGGGTAACGTTGGACAGGATCGTCATGCACGGGGTTGACCGGTCTGTTCAGTGCACGCAGCCGGCGACCGGTTTGACGAAAATTAGCGGCTTGACGCTGGTCCGATGCGGAATTTACGGTTTCTCCACGGCAGTTGGTGGCGATGCGGCAATTGGCATGGCGCGAATCATTGACTGCAACATTGCTAGTAATGCCAGAGGGGTCACAAATATTGTTGACTCCCAAGTGATGGGCGGTTACGTCAACGCAAACTCGGGGATAGGGATCTATCTTGGGAACGGGGCAAACGACAACTCCATTGTCGGCGTAAAAAATGAATGGAATGGTGCGGACAACTTGAACGTCTTCCAGTCCGTGAGCAACGTGGTTGTGGGCGGGGTCATAGACCGGGCCGGAACTCACAATGTTTTCGTGGGGGCGTCTGCAGAATTAGTGATCGCAGGCACCAAGCTTCGACGCGCCGGTCGCTCCGGGAACGGTAGCAATCTCAGGCTCGAGTCCGCCAGGAAGTTCGTTGGCACCGGTATTGTTGCGGGGCGAGGTGCTGACGATGATGGAACCGGACTGGAATCGCCGAGCATCGGCATCCAACTCACGGGGACGAACGGCAGGATTATCCTATCCAGCTGCGATGTCGCAGATGGTTTCGTAACCTCCGCTCTCGTGAGGAGCGGTACTGTCGAACAGCTCATCGTCCAGTCGTGCCCCGGGTTACGAGACATCGAGGTGCGTCCTGGACAGTTTGAGTCCGTTGGCAGTGTTGCTGCGCTGCAGACGCTGCAAATCCAAGTGCCTCTCTTGCCGCTGGAGACGTTCTCCCAAGCGGCATATCAGGTGGACGTAGTTGGCCGGGCTTCGGTCGGTGGAATCTACGGGATCGGGCAGACGATGATTGTTCGCCGGGAGGGAGGCGCGGGCGGCGTCGGTGGATCGGCACTCAATTACGCTATCGGCAGTGCAGGGACAGGCACTGAGCAGATGGTGGTGACGGTGACAGGGATTTCCGCCGACGGAGGATCCTGCAGCGTCTCCATCAAGAACAATCGGTCCGACGCCGCGATAGCGATCCGGTTGAAGGTGCGCACGATCGTGGCGTAGAGTCAAACAGTCGGACTGGCAGAGCGTTACCCATGAGACTGTGATCACGTCTGATCCAATCGTGATATAAGACCGACCTTTAAATCGCGTGGGCAGGCTGTGAGGAATCTCTACTGGGACGTATGGAAAGGTCTCGCGATTGTCGCGGTTGTCACGATACATGCCTGCGGCAGCGCACTGGCCTTCCCTGACGGTAGTGCCAACAATGCTTTTGCAATTGTGCTGAGGCAGTTCATCAATTTTCCGGTGGCGCTTTTTATCTTCCTCTCCGGGATGTTCGCTTTTCATGGAAAACCGGCAAGCTCCTACCTAGCCGGCGTCCAAGCCAGGGTGAAGCGGCTACTTGTCCCGTATCTTGTGTGGGCGGCCGTGTATGCCTGTGCGAAGGCTCTGACGGGAAAGTTGGTAGTTGCGGATTTGCCTGAGATGCTCGCCACAGGCACGGTGATATCCGTGGGTTACTACGTGATCGTGATGCTGCAGATTGCCCTTCTTTCCCCGGCTCTCGAGCGACTTTCGTCGGGAGCGCTCAAGTTGGCAATCCCGGTTTCCATCGTCGCGTCCTGCACTTTCACCTACGGTATCCGAGCTAGTGGCTTTGATGGAGCCTGGTCGCATTTCCCCTACAACGCGCTGCCATTTTTTCTGTGGCTGCCCTTCTATCTGGTTGGCTTGGTCTTTGGCCGGAGCGGGTCGGGTTCGTCGTTCGCCCATTGGCAGCCCTGGCTCGCGCTGGCGATTTTGTCTGGAGCGGCTTCAGTTGCTGAGGCATACACGTGGCTTCCTGGCGCTGTCGATCTCGCGATATCGCAGCTGAAGCTCTCGTCCATGATCACATCCCTGTGCGTGTGCGCTCTCGCGATTGCGCTGGCCCGCACGTGGACCAGTTTGAGTGGTTGGCGACGGGCGCTGAGTTGGCTGGGGGCGCGCAGCTTCTACTTCTACCTATCGCACATGCTCGTTCTCGGCGTTGTTCAGGCCGGGCTGCGTCGAGTTCCAGGCCTTGAAGCGCTGCAACCAGCGTTCGTGGGCGCAGCTGTGGTTATCACCATCGCCCTCTGCGCAGTCGGGGCGATTGCCTTCGAGTTTCTGGTCAAGGGCCATAGGGCTGCTTTGCGATGGGTGGGGATCGCCTGAGGCTATGTGGCGTTGGCTTCCGTCGTACGCTTCCGCCTCAGGCAACCTTGTTGGAGCGGAGCAGGATGGTTGCCGCTGGGGGTCATGCCCGGGCAGGGCCCCTCGATAGGCTAGGTCTCAGACGGGTTCAGCGGCTGCGGGGTTCGGAATCTGCGGGAATCGGGCACGCCCGGTTGCCCACGCGCGCGATGAACTCGGAGAACCGGGCAAGGCTCACCGCTTGGCGATTCTCGCAGTGCGGACATGCAAGGACCGCCCCGCCTGGAACAGTGATCAAGCCCTGGCCGGGAACGGCCGTGAATGTCCTGCCGCACGGCAGGCAGCTGCACTCAACGGTGGTCACCTCGAGGAGCCTTTCGGCCTCATTGGCTTGACCATCAACGCGCTGGAGATAGAACTGTCCGGTGTTGGGCATGGGCCTCTGTTGTCGCGACGGGGCCGGGATGCCTCGGAGATGAATCATAGCCGTCCGCTTGTTAAGTTTCGGCAGGCGCCGTCGATCACGGAGCCTTGAGCTGGCCGTGGTGTAATCCGGGTATGTGCTACTCCGCTCAAATCAAGGCCGACTACCAGAAGCTCGTGCGCGAATTCGGGGCGGTGGTGTCTATGGACGAGTTTGCGGCGCTCTATGCCCACGATCCGGGCAAGAAGCGGCCGAAGACGCCGAAGGCCATGGACGATGCGTTCGCCGCGGGCAGGAGCCCTGCCGAGCGATCGGTGTGGGCGGCGATCCAAGACTGGAACGCCCGGGACGCCACTGCCTTCGAGCAGGAGCTGTTCACCCAGAAGACCCGCCTGGTCAACGCCGAGCGCGCGCTGCGGACCAAGGTCACGAAGAAGGCCGAGAACGACGTGCGGGTGGCCACCAACAAGATCGCCCGAGCCCAGGGCAAGCTGGCCGACCTCCGGCGCTCTGACCACGTTGCAAGAGACTCGCGGATTTTCCCGGGCGTGTACGGGACCGTGATCGTGTCCGAGGGCGGCAAGCGAGTCGTGAAGCCGATGCGCTACCAGTGCCGACTGGCCGGCAAGCCGGCCAGCTACGACCAGCGCTACCCAGGCACCTACAACGCCAGGCGTGACAGCTTGGAGGGCTTCTGGCGGCCGGCGTTCGGGCATACGCACGCGCTCATGGTGGTGGACACCTTCTATGAGAACGTGGAGGGGCCGGACGGCGGCAACCAGGTAGTGCAGTTCACGCCTCGCACGGGCGATCCCATGCTGGTGGCCTGCCTGTGGTCGCATTGGGTCGATCCTGCCGGCAAGGAGCCTGATTTACTGTCCTTCGCCGCGATCACCGATGACCCCGAGCCCGAGGTCGCCGCAGCTGGCCATGACCGGACGATCATCAACATCAAGCCCGAGCACGTGGATGCCTGGCTCAACCCCAACCCGGCCGACCTGGGCGCGCTTTACGCGATCTTCGACGACAAGCGGCATCCGTTCTACGAGCACCGACTGGCGGCGTAGGCTAGGCTCGCTGGATGAGCAGGAACAAGTGCAGGGGCCGTTGCGGTATAGTCCAAGGACTGGGGCAGGCCGCTCCTGCGTTGGCTTTTGTTAAGCGATGAAATTAACTAAAGCATTGAATTTAAATGAAATAAACATGGTTGTTATGTGGTCGCATCATGTGCTTAACATGTTCGTTACAAGGTCGGGTTAGACTCGGCGGCGCTCGCTCCCACCGGTGGCCTCATGGAACCGTCTCTGTTCAACACAATCCCCACGCGTGATGCGCTCAACTTTGGGTACGGACCCTCTTTCGACCCCAAGAAGGTGGCCGAATGGCTAGACCTCGATAAGAAGGCCGTGTCTCGGCTATCAGCCGTGGCCCCAGCTTCAGTGAGATATGACAGCCATGTGCCAAGGGCAGTCAGAGATCGTCTGGAGGAGATTGGAAGCATCGTCAACTTGGTGGCCCAAGTGTTCGACGGCGACACAGGTAAGACTGCCCTATGGTTTAGGGCGACAAACCCCATGTTGGGGGACGTATCGCCTCGTGACATGGTTCGCCTAGGGCGTTACGAGAAACTGCGCAAGTTCATTTGTGGTGCGATGGCTTCGCAGGCACAGCCTCGAACCTTGAATGCTGGTGTCGCGCGCAGCGAACGCTGACCGCAAAGGGAATTTAAGTGCCGCGGCCAACTAAAGTAAGGAAGCAATCACCGCCGCGCCAAAGAACGAGCGGACTCACGCCGTCGATCTTGGTGCTGGATCGGTTCTCCGAGAGGGATCTCGAAGCATGGGCGGAGAGGTCAGCGGATCTCGATGAGTACTTCCGAATACTCCACTACAGTTTGGAGCCAGAGCGGCAGCGGCGTATGCCGGAGATGCGTGCGGCCCTGCTTTCATGCGCCGCTCCTCCTGTCGAGTTCGAGGAGTGGTCAAGAATTGTTGAAACTAGGTGGACACTTTCGCCCCTCTCCTCGGCGGGCGGTTTGTTGAACTATGGCGGGCGTTTCAGCGTAGGCGTATTGCTTGATACGTCATTGGTCCGCCCGTTCCCGGCGCTGTACATAGGGGAAAATTACGAGACCGCATATCGTGAGATGCATCAGCGAGAAGGCGGGGTTGGGCCAGGTGGCTTATCTCCAGAAGATCTCAACCTCGGCGTGAGTACATCTCACTATCGTGTTCGAGGAAAAATCTCCCGAGTCTTTGATGCAAGCAATCTTCTTAGCTTGGGACCGTTTTGTTCGGTGCTCAAGAAATTCGCGGTGCCCGAAGAGCTTAAGAGGGTGATCAAACGCCTGAAATTGGGGCCCGCTGAAAGCGCGATGGTACGCACCCCCAAACAGCTCTTGGAGGCTCTCCAAGTGCGGAACTGGAGGACGTGGGCAACTCAGTTTGACCTTCCCGCGCCGAGCCAGCACTTTGGTTCGTGGCTTGTAGGTGCTGGATTTGAGGCAGTTAAATACCGATCCACTAAAAATCCCTTGGGTAGTTGTCTCGCGGTATTCCCAGATAATTTAAGTGGAGACAGTTTCGTCGAACTTGTGGATCCGGCAGACGACAACGTCGTCCGGCGCCTTGATTGCACGACTGCGGCGCAGCTCTCAGGGCGCGAGTTGGTCGCGAAGTCACTCCTCTACTGACGCTCGGATCGGCTTAGCAGCGCGCCCGCGGGAGCTCGTGAACCGAAGTCGTATAGTTCGGCGACAGCATGTGCTGCCGCATCCCCCATGCGGGCTTGTCCTTCCAGCCCGAAGCGCCCAGCCCGGCCACGCCGCGGCCGAACTTACGGTTGATCTGGTCCAAGGTGTCCATGAGCCTCTGGTCGCCGGCAACCGCTGGCGCGAACAGGTCCTGCTGAACGTCTTCCGGTCGCGCTAGATCGAGCAGGGCGACACCGGCCTTCTTGTACCCGATGCCTTCCTGCAGCAGCCCGCGAAGCATTCGACGAACCATGCCCAGCACCAGAATGGTGTCGCTGGTCGCCGCCGGCAGAGATATCGTCCGGTTCGCGGCGTGCTGCGGTAGCTCTGGGCGGAAGGTGTCGGAGTGCGCGAAGATCCACAGACCGGATGCGACCAGGCCGCGAGCGCGCAGCTTTTCGCAGGCCCGCACGGCGAACGTTGCCAGTGCCTGGGCCACGACCTCGTGGTCGTGCACCCGGTCAGCGAACGAGCGGCTCACCATGATCTGCTGCCGATCGGGCTCCACTTCCTCCAGGGTCATGCACGGGTGGCCTTGGAGCTCGCGCTGCGTGCGCGCCAAGGTCACCCCGAACTTGGCGAGGATGTCGTCCGCTGGCGCGTCCCGGAGGTCGGCCGCGGTGCGGACGCCCATCGCCACCAGCTTCGGCGCCAAGCGCCGGCCGACGCCCCATAGGTCTTCTACTGGAAATTTTGGCAGCAGGGCATCACGGGCCGCCCGGTCGCCGAGATCCACCACGCCCGTGCCGGTCTTCGCCGCCTTGTTGGCAAGCTTTGCCAGCGTCTTTGTCGGGCCGATGCCGATGCAGTTCGGTATGCCGGTCCAGCGATGCACCCGGGTGCGTAGCTCGCGCGCGAAGCCCTCGCGGCCGGGCACGCCTGTCAGGTCGATGAAGCTCTCATCGATGCTGTACACCTCCACCCGCGGCGCGGCCTCCCGCAGGATGGAAACGACCCGAGCGCTCATGTCGCCGTAGAGACCGAAGTTCGCCGATCGCATCTGCAGCCCGTGCCGACGCACCAGGTGCTTTAGTTCGTGGGCCGGCTGACCCATCTTGATGCCCAGTGCCTTGGCCTCCGCCGAGCGAGCGATGGCGCAGCCATCGTTGTTGCTCAGCACGACCAGGGGGACGCCGCGCAGCTTGGGCTGGAACACGCGCTCGCAGCTGGCGTAGAAGTTGTTACCGTCAACGAGGCCGAACATGGCCACGCCTCCGCTGAATCTGGCGCACCACCCCCACCACCGCGAAGACTTCCACCTCCGTGCCCTGGTCAAGGACGATGGGAGGGAACTCGGGATTGGCCGAGTGGAGCTCGAGGTGGTGTTCGAAGGTCTTGAGCACCTTGCAGGTTGGCTGGTTGCCATCCCAGACCGCGATGACCAGGTCGCCGGCCTGCGGCGTCACGGAGCGGTCGATCACCAGAATATCTCCATCGCTGATGCCCACGCCAAGCATCGACCAACCATCGGCGCGGTATAGGAACGTGGCGGACGGATTGCGGACCAGCAGCCGGTGTAGGTCGACGGACTCGTCCATGAAGTCATCGGCGGGCGAGGGGAATCCAAGCCGAGCGCGGACGCCGGCCAAGGGTACGAAATGCACCGGGCCATCGATCGAGGCGGGCCCGATGAAGGTGGCGAGGGTGTGGGGTGGGGTGATGGACTGCAT